GCTGCGCCTGCACCCTGATCCGGGCCATGTGTGCGGCAGCCTCTTCCTCCGTCAGTGTATGGTCCAGGGGCACCATCGCCGCGACGGTCAACCCTGCGTCGACGAGCGTACGCATGACCGGTGGTGCCAGCCGGACCTCAATCCCCGTCACAGGGAGCACGATCGTTCGGGGAATCATCAGCTTCTGATAGGCCTCAATCGCCGTCATGGGCCGCGCCGGCTTCGCGGCAGCCACCGGCTCCGCAACGGGGGAGGGGGGCGGGGTCGCGTGCCCCGCCCGCTCAATCCTGAGAACCCACCCTCCGATTCTCATCACGGGATGGTGTCGTCGCCGTTCTTGATCGTGATCGCAAACGGTGTTGCAGCCGCCCGGTTCATCCACTTCAACGTCGTCTTGTCGACGCCCCACGCGCCATGTGTGCGGCTCAGGCCGTCGAGGTATCCGCCGTTGAGCTGGACGTTGAGCTCCCGCTCCGCCGTGGAGGTCCCGCCGTTATCCCATATCAGCGAGATCACGATGCCCGTCAGGACGTCGGCCAGGGTGTCCACGTCGGCGTCGTGCAGGAACTCCGCCTCGACGCTGCACGTCCTCTGGCCAGCCCTCTCGAGGTACTGCACAACGGTCGGGTTCGTGGCTGCCATCTGGAACTCTGCGTCGGTGATGGCCTGCGCGATGTCGACCTTGACCGAGTACAGCCGGTGCGTGGTGACGCTGTTGAACGTCGGAGCCAGGTGGCTCCAGAGGATCGGCTCCAGGGCTACCGGCGTCGGGATGGCCTCAGAGCCTGCCGTGAGCGTTGCCGCGACCCAGGAGACCGTCGCCCGGACTTCCGCCTCTGCACTGCCGCTGAGGCTGATTGCGGTGATGACTGCATCCGTGAATCTCTTGCTCTTTGCCGTGCCGTCGCGGAGCTGATCGTAGTATCCGATGCGGCAGTACAGCAGCTTGTCGGCCAATGCCGGCGTCCAGGTGTACGGTGCGCTCGCCCCGGTCTTAGTCAGCGTCCCGCCGAGCAGCGCCTGGAGGAACAGCTCCATACCGAGGTAGCTGGCCGGCATCTCGAAGGACCCGGAGTATCCCCGACCGCCGGTGACGTTGTGGCCTTCGTCAACCCGCAGGTCGGCGATCGCGGTCTGCTTGCAGCCCCGCGTCCACTTCATCGTACCGGGGTAAGGCCGGACGGCTATCTCCGTGCCCGGCGTGCCTCCCCAATACGTCCCGGAGTTGTCGGCATTGATGGCGATGCCGACTACCGAGCCCTGACCTATGTACGGCTCGCCCATTGTCGACCCCCCTCAGCTCTCGTTGTAGAGCGTGAGATTGAGACGCACGAGGGCGCGGTCTGCGCCTTCCCGTGTGGCCTCCATTGATACCCTGACGATCAACGCCGGCGACAGCGCGAAGTAGGGCGCGGTCAGCGTCGGCGGCTGGAACTGGTACTCGATCGCGGCAATGGCATCCGTGAGCAGTTCCTCGACAGCCTGGAAGTCCTTGCCCCTGACAACGACTCCAAGCAACACCGTGAGGATCCGCGACGGCCCGCCCGTGGTGATATCGTGCGTCCTGATTCCGCCGAATGCGATGCAGACGTTGACTGCCTTCGGCATGTTGCCGCCGGATGCATCGTACCGATCGCGGAACCAGCCGTAGCTCGACATGACGGACTCGCCCCGCGTCTTAATCGCATCCATCACCGCGCGGTAGTCGATCGCTGCCATGCGCTATCCCTCCGCCCCGGCGAATGAGCCGCCGTTGAGTTCCGCTGAGAAGCGCTGCATCTCGTAGTCCAGCAGCGCCGCCGCGCGTTCCCCGGCATATCCCGTCTCCGGCAGGAACGGACGCCCCGGGAACGGCCCGCCCCGGAACATCCACCACTTGTCATTCGGCGCCTTGACGAAGAACATCCCCGACGTGCCGCCCTCGGAGAACGGCTTGCCCGCGGGCTTCGGGGTTCCGACGCGGCTCTCCAGGGTCGGGAATGCGAACACTTCCTGCGCCATGCTGTTTCGGAGCTCGCCGTTGATGATGCCCGTGGAGTCGCCGCGGAGTCCGAGGATCTCCCGCTTGAACCAGGCGTATCCGCCGGGCTCATCGCCGTAATTCGGCGCCCATGCCGGGCCGCCCGGCTGCCGCTTGTCCTCGAAGGCCTTCGTCGTCTCCCGCAGGAGCCATGCCGTGATCTTGATGAGCGCCCGGTTGAGTGCCGCAATCCCGTTGCCACCAGCCGCTGCCATGCGGTCGATCACTTCGCGGGACTCAGGCGTCAGTTCGACCTGTATCATGTGCGCTCGTAGTCCTTGTCTTCGTCATGGCCCCAATACGCCGGGTCGCCTTCATCGGCGAATGGATCGGCGCTGAGCTCGCTGGTATCCGACCACGGCCGCGCGGAAGCCGACAGCGCGGCAGAGGTCCCGGCATCATCCTCCAGCGTCTCGTCGCCGTTCATCAGCGCCTCCAGCCAGTCCAGGGCGAGCTTGCTGTAGTCCTGCGGCTGATCCTTCGCCATGTTCTGTCCCGGGCCGGGGTTCTGGCCGCGTAGCAGGAATGACACCGCAAGCCACTGCGCTATCGTAGCCAGACTGGCATAGTCGCCTGCACCTCCGGTCAATGCCGTCTCGGTGATCGCCGATGACGCGCTCGAGACGGTGAGCAGGTTGCCGGCCGTCCCGCCGAAGCGCGCGCGGATCGCTACTGTCGCGCCCTCCGTGGTCGCCTCGATATCGGGATTGATCGTGGTGCCGGTATAGTATCCGCCCTGGCTGGAGGCGTTGATCGCCCGGGCGAGGTTGATACCCGTTGCCGCTGCCGTCGCCCCGCGGGTCACGTCGAACGCCTGAGCGGCGGTTGTCTTGAAGCGATACGTCACGCTCGACAGGGTGAGTGTATCCCCGTCGGCGGGAACGTCAGTCAGGAGTATCGAGCCGGTCGCCCGTGTAGAGAGCGGCAGGCTGTACCGGCTGCCAAGTCGGCTGTCTATCCGGGCGGAGGCACCAGCGAGCGCGCGGAGCTGCTGCGCGTCGGAATAGTCGGCGAATGCGACCTGTGCAGCCTCCGTCTCGCTGATCGAACTGTAAAGCAGTCTCACCTCTGGCCTCCATCCGTGCAGGTCGGGGGCCGGACGTCCCGGCCCCTCCCCTGCGGTCGGTCTAGATCACGTCATGCGCCCACAGCCCGCAGGCATACGCCCACGGGGTAGCGTCGAAGCAGCTGTGGAGGATGAACTTCTTGCTGACGGGGTCCTTCGCGTCCTCGCGGTCGTTGAACGTGTCGGCAGTGTCCTCGATGGTCCGGCCGAAGCAGGGGTCCATCATGGACTCGTCGACAGCCGCCACCGTGGAGCGGTAGAACAGCCAGACGTTCTTGGTGCCCCAGATGTCCGCAAGCGTGTTGGTCTGGCCCTCGACGCTGGAGACGTACTGCGGGGTGAGGATTATGTAATCCTCCATGCCGAAGTAGAGTGCCATCTGCGCCTCCGTCGGCATGCCCATGTACCCGCCGTTGCTCAGGCTCTCCCGAGCGATCTTCGCAGCCTGGAGGTGAACATCGACCGTGACGGCCATGACGTTCGGCAGGCGGCTGCCGTTGCTCCTGACGATCGCGCTCCAGCCGGCAACATCGCCGACGGGGTCGGACGATGCCAGCGACCAGGGGGTTGTCGGGGAGACGTACGCGCTTGTGGTCAGGCCGGAGAAGTTGCCGCTGGTTTTCAGCGCCGTGGCGAGGGAGTATTCCTCGTCGATGAGCTGCGCCTCCTTGCAGGAGCGCATGGCGAACGCCGTTGCGGCGGCCTCGCCGCCCATCTGGCGCTCGTCCTCGGCGTACACCCGCTGGTGGTAGTCCCACTGCGTGCAGGTGTAGTTCGTCCAGCTCATGCCGGCGTTGACTTCCATGGACTCGCTGCGTCCGTCGGTCTTGGCGGAGAGTACCCGCATGTGGTTCGAGTTGATTGCGGGGCGCTTGCCGTACTTGCCGTAGACCTGCACGGGCGGCATGATGCGTCTGGCGGCGTACTGCTTGTTGCCGTAGCCGGCCCAGATCTTCAGGAAGTCCCTGCGGTAGACAGCCTCGTTGATCGTGAACATTGTGTCACCTCCCCCTTATGCGATGTAGTTCCTGAAGTTGACCTTCAGGACGCGGATCTTGTCGCCGGCGGCCGTGCTGGCTTCGAGGGCGATTGCCCCGATCCAGTCGCCATCCGTGGTTGTCGCTATGCCCTTGCCAGCGCTGTTCGAGGTCAGGAGGCTGCCGACGCTGATCGGGCCTGCGTTGCCGTCCACAACGAGCTCGACAACCTCGCCGATGCGGGTGTCGATGCTCACGGGATCGCCGGAAGCGGTCCCGCCGTCGGCGATGATGCCGACAATGGCATCCGTGGCAGCCGCGGCGTAGGTCACGGTTGTGGCGCTTGCCATCTTGGCGAAGCATCCCGTCTTGCCGCTGAGGTCGGCAGCCGAAGTCACCCCCGGCAGCGTCCCCATGTATCCGGTGCCTCTGCTCATTCTCTCACTCTCCCCTACTGGTTGTCGGCGGGCTTGGCGGCCTCGCCGTAGAGTTCGGGCTTCTCACGGCATGCCGTCAGGAGGGCGGCGGGAAAGTCCACCTTGTCCCGCGCCATGACGGCCTGCACGTACTCGCTCCCGGGATCGGCGGCAGCCGCGGCCGGCTTGCCATCGGGGCCCTTCGCGTCCAGCTTCTCGCCGGACGTGCCTGCCTCCAGCTTCGCCGGGAGCATCGCGTCGAGGGTCGCCAGAACTGCCAGCTTCGCAGCCGGACTGTCCAGCGCCTTCAGCGATGCGTCGACCTTCTCCGCCTGCCCGGCGACCATGCGGCCGTCGAGCTTGGCCCGGGATGCCTTCACTGTCTCGTCGGAGGCGCTGGCGGCCTTCGCGGTTTCGGCAGCCTTCGCGGCTTCCTCCGCGGCCTTCGCCTTCGCCTCTTCGGCCCCGACGAGCTTGGCTATCCCGGCCTTGCACTCGTCGATGCCCTTTTCAACAACCTCCACGCGGGAGGCCAGCGCTGCGAGCTTCTCTTCCACGACGCGCTCCTTCTCTACGTCTCCCGCGCCACCTGCGGCCCCGTCCATCGAGACCCGGAACGCGACTGTACGCAATGCTGTACCCCGGCTGGCGGCTACCCCGCCGGCCCCGGGGATTGCCGGGAAGTCCCCCGGCGGGAGGACCGCCACGGCGGTAATCTCCATCGGGGCGACCCACTCGCCGTAGTACCCGACATTCGACACGCCGAAGCGGGCTTCGATCGAGATCCCGGCAATCGAGCCCGCCTCGAAGGCTGCCGCCGTGCGGGTCACGAATTCCGACAGCACGGGATCGGCGGGAGGCGCCACGAAGGACAGCCCCGCCCATACCCAGCCGTCCGGCCGCTTCTCCAGGCCGGCGACGTGTCCGAGGGGAATCCGCTTCGGCCCCTCCTCGTGATCGTACACCACGGCCGGCAGTACGCCCTTCGCGCGGCAGGCATCGAATGCCCGCAGGCTGCCGTCAAGCATCTCCTGCGTGATATCGACCCGGCCCGTAGAAGCATCGAACTCGCCGACCTTGTACGCCCGCCTCCAGACTACTCCAGGGCCGTGTGGATCTATCATGCCGTCACCATCCCCTCTGGAATCCGCCCGGAGGCAGCGGCGAGCCGTCCCACCATCCGCGCTCCGTCCACGGCTCCTCGCCGGCGAACAGTGGCACGTATACCGAGCGGCAGTTGTAGTGCCGCGGGATCGGATCGGCCGCGGCCTCTCCGACCGTGAAGAACAGCCCGTCGCGCTCGTAGCATTCCGGCGTGGTATTATCGTCCAGGACGGCCACCGACTCGTACCCGATGATCGCGCCCTCTTCGGTCGACAGCGTGTCGGCAGTCTCGAGCTGTGAGTAAACAGACTGCCGGCCCTCCGCAAACGCCCGGGTCAGTTCTGTGTTAACAAGCGTCACCGCCCGGCTCATCGTCATGCCGTCGGATTCGCAGAGCTCGTAGAGGTCCTCGATCATGTCCGAAGCCCGCCGGCGGGCGAGCATGCCGCCCCGGAGCACGTAGTAAACCTGCTCCTGGAATCCGGCGTAGTACTGAGCCAGCGCGATGTAGACGTCCTGCTTCAGTGCTTCCGCGGCCGCGGCGGGGGTGATCGGGGTGCTACCTACCGTGACCTTCGCCTTGACCCCGCCGGCGGATTCCGCGTACTTGCGGACCCCTTCCGGCAGGCGCTTCCGCGCGGCCTCCGGCACGGTGCTCCAGGCCGATGCTACGCCCTCACGGAACCGGCTCTCGACCTGGCCGAAGACTGCGCCGTTAAGGGCCGCCCCCTTCGTACGCACGGCCTTCTCGACGATGGCCCGAATCTCCGCCCAATTCGTCGTCTTGGCCGTGCCGTCACGGTTCCACAATGCAACGTCCAGCGCCTCGACGATCGCGGGCGAGACTTCCCCGCGCCACACGTCGGCTATCGCAGCCGCCGCCCGGGACTCCGCCGCACGCCACTCCCGGGCTATACGGGAGATATCCGCCGGGGTGCGTCCAGCAGGAGCCCGGCGCCCGGCAGCCATGCGTACCGAGCCCCGCGGGCCGACTGCGTGAACGTGCTTGCAGGAATGTCCCGTGCCGGCCTGGAGGGCGGGAGCCGCGGGTTCGACGGGTGAAGCCTCGACGGGGGCCGGCATCTCCCGCACCTGCTCCGGGGTGATTGCCTCCAGCCCCGCCCGCTGGAGCGCCGCGTTAACAAGCGCCACCTGCGTCACCTGCGGGATCTCGATCGTGAGGGCCCCTGTGGTGCGCGCGCGTCCGAGGGCGTCGAGCACCTGTACGGGATCGCCGTCAGCTTCCACCTTCGATTCCGGCACGCAGAGCGGGGGCGCGTCGTCGTAGCCGTTGACCCGGAGAATCCAAGTGAACAGCGCCTCCCGAATCCACTCCGCGAATGTCTGGGAGTCCGCCTGTATCTCCGCATACATGGCGTCCTGCTGTGCCTTCGTCCGGGCGTAGCTGCCCACGCTGATCGTCGCATTGGCGTCCTCCGTGCCGAGGATGGCTGCACGGATCTCCGCTTTCAGGAAGTCCTGAACCGCCTTGTAGAGCACCCCGCCCTGGCCGCTTGTCTCCAGCCGCTCGATCTCGGCTTCCTTCGGGAGGATGACCCGCGTCCCGGTTTGGAGGTGCTCGAGGATGGATTCCAGGTCTGCCCGGAGGGAGGCCAGCAGCTTGCCCGGCGCCCGTGCGATCGCCAGCCCGCCGGCCATGCGGTCGAGGTAAATCTGCCACGCCCGCCAGGCCTGCGTCCTGGCTTTCCATGCGTCATGCGCGGAGAAGAGGATCGACGTGCCTTCGATCGTGCCCGGTATCGGATCGTGGATGTAGAGCGCAACTTGATCCGGGGTGACAACCGCCTCCGAGCCCGTCTGCCGGATTCGCAGGATGTTCCCGTGGCGGTCGGTGTCGAAGCCGTTCTCGAATGTCTCCGACGGCCGGACCTTGACCGCCGCCAGGCCCCGCACGGTCCCGATGCCCTCCACCTGTATCAGCTTCGGGACAAGCTCCGAGATTGCGAAGCCGAACGACTCGCCCTCCAGCAGCAGCGTCTGCATGGCCTGGAGGAAGCCCCCGGGCATCTGTGAACACACCCCGGAGACAAGGGCCGCCATGCGTGCCGCGCGATCATCCGCCCCGGCGGGCTGCACCTGGTAGCCCGGGAAGGTGGCGACTACCCGGCGCCGCAGGCTGGAGATGACAATCGGGTCGCGCTGCATGGTCCGGTAGACCGACAACCCGACCTTCTCCGCTACGGCGTCGCGCTTGTACTGATAGCCCGGGGAAGCGTAGTGCGTGTAGTCGAGATGCTCCGTGCCCTCTGCCCGGATAGCCCCGGAGGGCGAGCGAGTGGCGAGAGCGGCAGCCGGCTCCGCCTTGCGACGGAACAGCCCGCGGAGCCCGGCAGCCATTACCGCGTCACCTCATCCGCCCGGAAGGCGCGCTTGCGGCGCTCCGCCCACGGCCGGATGATGTTCTCATAGGCAAGGCTGGAGGCGGCCCCGTTGATGATGCCATCCCGCAGCAAGGTGCGGACCTTCAAACCGTCTTCTCCGATGACGGCCCACAACCAGGCCATGAGCACGCCGACGCAGACGGCCACAAGCGGGCCAAGCAGCCGGCGCGGGACCTTGCACCATGACGCCCCGCAGAGCGTCGCCATGATCGGCTGCGATATGAATGCCGTCGCCACCACGACGCCCACGAATCCGAGCCAGAAGTCAGCGGTAAGGATGCCAGCAAGCAGCTCTTCCATCACTGGCCGCCCATCGCGCGGGAGCCCATATCCCGCAGGAACTCGTTGATGCTCTGCACGTTCTCATTTAGCTGCCGCATCTGCTCCAGTATCGCGGCGGAAGTCACGGCCTGTTCGGCGGCGCATACCTCGAGGTCTGTGATCCGCTCTTCGTGGTCACGGAGGATGAGCCCGTCGTCCTCGAGGCGCTCATGTAGTGCCGCCTGCGAGAACTGCACCGCGCCCCATGCGACACCGGCCCCGAATAGCAACAGGGCCAGCTTTATCATGTTGTCCTTCCAGTATGCTTTCTGCGCCGTGGTCATGCTCCGCCCTCCAGCAGGCTCACGCCGGCGGATAGGGTTCATACGTCACGCCAAGCCCGCCCATGATCTCATCCGGGGTGCCCGTGTGCCGGCTGACAGCCGGGCACGCGGCTTTCAGTAGATCGTACTCCGCATCCGTCAGCAGCGCCCATTCCGCGCCGTAGTGGACCACCTGGCCGCCGGGGTTAATCCAGGGCACGGTGAAGGTCATATCCGCTCCCGGGCCGAAGAGCGCCAGGCAGGCCGCGTTGGCAGCGGCTTGCTGCGGCTTCGGCACGCTGATTATCATCGGGACCTCCACGCCGTGACGGCGGCAATCTCAGCAGCAGTCAGCGCCCGGTTCCAGACCCACAGCCCGGCATAGGCGATATCAGCCCCGTACCAGCTCGTGCCCTGGCCGCAGAGGACGAGATTCGCCCCGGAGGTCGCCGCCTTCGTGCCCTGCGATCCCGCCGAACCCTGCGAGGCGCCGTTGACGTACAGGGTCACGGTCGCCCCGCTGCGGTACAGCAGGGCCGTCCGCCAGCCCGCCGACACCTGCGCGTCGGTCGAGCTGAACAGCGCCGAAGATGCATCGACGTAGACGGCGAGCTTGTTGTCCAACGCCCCGTAGGCAAGGATGTATCCCCGCTGATTGTAGGAGTTGGCGGCGAATTTATTGAACAGGTTGCAGTTCCCACGGACCGAACCGTCTGAGTACCAGCGCACCCCGACGGTGAAGTCATTCGTACCGAAGTCAAGCGAATCCCGATCGGCCACGGCGTACATGTCATCCGAGCCATCCATCTGCACGGCGAGCTCCCCGGCGACCCGGGCGGCCAGTCCCTGCTTCGAGCCCGTCGCCTGCACGGCATTACCGAGCCCCTTGCAGTCGATCCATGGGCCGACAGCGGCGCCGATGGCCGTCTTGGTCCGATTGCCCTGGAGGCCTAGCACGCAGCCGGGGATATCGCAGGGCTCCCGCGGAACAACCCGGGCGATGGTCGCCGGGTCGAGCATCCTCCGCATCCGGTTCACTCTACGAGGAGCGCCCGACGGTGATCGTCGTCGGGGTGCCCGCGCCCTGAGCCGTCGACTTGACGATCTTGATGTAGTACGCAGCGGCGAGGGCGATCGCGTCATTGCCGGTCGGGACGATCGTCTGGAGCGTGGTAGCCGCCCCCGTGAGCGTGACGACATTCCCGGCCTCATCCTTCAACGGGCCGGCGGAGTTCGTGCCGTCGAAGCTGTGCAGGAACGTGAACTCGGTCCCGGCGAATGCCGTGTCCGTGCCGAAGATCGGAGTAAAGCCGCGGATGTCGACGAAGCTGGAGCCCGTGGTGCCCTCCGCAGCGATGACTACAGCCTCGGTCGGCGTGGTCGAGCCGCGCACGTCGAGCGCCCCCTCTCGGGAGCAGGCCAGCGGCACGGACGGTTCGAGGATGATGTTGTCCAGGGGTGCGGCTTCGCCGAACAGGTTCGACGTGTCGGATGCTTCGATCCGCCACATCTGACCCGCAGGCAGCCGGCCGACCCAGTAGAACGTCAGCGAGAGGCCGAGAGCGCCGAACGCGGCAGCCATGCCGGAGGTCAGCGTCACCGTGCCGGAAGTCACAACAGCCCCGGCGGTGATCTGCTGCCACGTCGCCACGGCAGCGCCGGAGACTCCGCCTGTCGTGATCTTGACGTCGTAGTGGGTGTCACCCGTGCCGGTGTATGTCCCGGTGGCGACGCAACGCGGAGAGCGCCCCGTGAGCACTCCGAAGAGACTCATCAACCTGCGTCCGGCCATTTCAACCCCTCCCGAGGTCCGGCGGCGTATCCCTCCGCCTGTATGGTCGGACTATGCAACAGCCTGCGGGAATGTCAAGATGATGACGCTATGATAAGATCAGCGGCGAGATTGTGACGCTCGGAGCATCTGCATGGAAGCGGCAACCCATTCGGCGGGAGAGGGCGCGGAGTCGGCAGCCAGGCCCATGACTACTGCGTCGCCCTTGTCGGGGGAGCGTCCGAGGCGCTTGCGAAGTACGTCCTTCGGCTCCCGCTGGATCTTCCCCGATGACAGGGTTTTGTACCGCACGGCGGCGAGGTCCTCGATCAGCATCTCGTCCGGCGGGAGGAACACGGACAGGCCCGCCCGGGGATCGAGCATCTCCCGTACCCTCCAGTACGCCCACGATATCCGGTTGGCGAACGTCAGTTCCCCGGACTCATCCGTCACGGTGTCCTCGACGCCCTCCCCACCCTGGAAGCTCTCGACGGTGGCGCCGAGCTCACGCAGGCGGTGGACAACCCCCGCCCCGGGGCCATCTCCATCAACCCGGAGGATGAGCCCCGCACGGTGCCCCTGATACATGCGCCCGGTCTGTTCCATCGTGTCGGCCTCGGTGCTTGACTCCAGCGCCAAGCAGCCGTTGCCGCCGCACACCGCCACAACCCCAGCATCCCGCCCGACTCCGGTGGCAACGTCCAGGGCCAGGCGGTCGGGCGGCGGGAGCGTGCCGGCGGCCTGCATGTCCCGATACCGCTGCACGGCTTCCTCGATCCAGGCCAGCGGGATCATGGCGTCATCCTCGGACTCCGGGAATTCGCCAAGCACGCGGACCCGGTACAGGTTCGATTCCGCCCCCCACTTCCGCGCCATGTCCTCGACCCATGCCGGGGTTGCGAGCCCCGGGATCTGCCGCTCCCCCGTGACGTTCGGGCTCGCCGTCGACGGCAGGTGCAGGAGCTTCCACAGGTGGCGCTCGGAATGGAATGCCCGGTGGAACTGGCCGGTTATCCGGGTCGGGTTGCCGATCATCACCAGCCGCGCCCCACCCGCCATGTTCCCCTCGATCGCCTCGAACATCACGTCATCGACACCAGAGCCTTCGTCAACAATGAACAGCAGCCGACGACCCGAGAAGCCGCCAAGCCGCTCCGGCTCGTCCGTCGAGAAGCCGATTATCTGCGCCTCCCCGGGGAACCGCCAGCCGGTGCCGGGGTCTCGAGCGAGATCCCCGCCAAGCGGGTACGGTGCCGCCTGCTTCATCAGCCGCAGTTCCCTCCAGATGACTTCCTTGACCTGTCGTTCCGTCGGGGCGAGAATGATGACCCGCCCGCCGAAGATCGCCCACCAGATAGCAACCAGTGCCGCGCTGTTCGACTTGCTGACCTTGTGGCCGGCCCTGACTGCTATCCGGGTATTGGTGTCATCGGCTACTGCGGCGAGTATGTCCCGCTGCCGGCTCCAGGGCGTGACACCCAGCGCCCCGACTGCGAAGGCCGCCGGATCATGGCGCCAGGTATCAAGCGTCTGGATGACTGAGGGCGGTAATGAGCTCGGCAAGGGTGCCCTCTACCGCGACGGGCTGTGTGGGCGTGGGGAGCAGGTACTT